TGAATGGTGCTCCTTCTATGTATCCTTGTGTCCTGTTATTTCGTTTAGGAGTGAACACCGCTCCTGCAACGTAAGGGTATTGTCTGCGAAGTAGTCTAGTAGTGTCTTCCATTTCTCGTCTGAGAGTTGATTCGAGACTTCTAGCTTCTTGTTCATTAAAGTACCATCCATGGAGCTCCTGTTGAGTGAGTATTTGGGCTACCTGATGCTCTAATTCTATCCAATCAGGTATTTGTGGAAGTGATCGCATAGTTTGGTGGTAACTACAACATCTTGTTTACAGTAATCTTGCATCTCTTGGGACCACTCTTTCCAATCGGTAGTTTTTCCAAAGTTCCCTTTGTACTCCCCGAGTCTGTATCCGTATGCCTCAAGTGAATGCCTGCCATATAACTGTAGTGGCATGTGTTTCCAATTATGTTTCTGATCTATATCGAGAAGGTTAGGATGATATAAGCGAGATAACAAAAGAGTATCAATAATCCGGCCAGTAAAATTGAACCAAGGATAGATCCTTTTAATGATAGGTAAATCAAACCCAATAATATTATGGCCGACCAAAGTATCAGCGGTTTCGAGCCATTGAAGACCCGTATGAATGGCGTAACTACCAGCCATCGGAGCATCTTCTTTAATATCATAGGTACCATCACCATACGGTTCATCATTAAATGTCTCGGTTCTATCACCATCCTCCCAATGGAGTGCAAGACAGTGGATCCTGGTAGCATCATTTAGAAGACCGTTTGTTTCCAGATCGAACACTATCGCTCCCACTCCAGTGGAAGGTTTTGTCAACGAACTTGGCTTTTTCAATTGCTTCTT